CCTCCCATCCCTCCCATCCCTCCGATGCCTCCCATCCCTCCCAAACCCGCCCCCCTGACAGCCAGCGGCCCGACAAACACAAGCGCGCCCCCGATGGCCGCGGCTACCTCATCAAAGGCATCCCCGGCACCGGCCGCATCTGGTGGCCCGAAACCCTCAAAGACAAGCGCACCGGCCGCTGGAACATCGACGAAGTCGAGCTGCAGGCCCGCTACGAGTGCGCCTTCTGCGGTGCCCATTGGCCGTGGGAAAAGCTCGCCTGGATAAACCCCCGCTACCAGCTCCGCTCCCACAACATCCACGCCCCGCGCGAACACATCTCCGCCCAGGTCAACAGCCTCATCTCCCCCTGGCAGCCGTGGGGCTACGTCGCCAAATCATGGCTCCTCGCCGAAGGCTCCATTGGCCGCGTCTCCGACTTCTTCTCCCTCATCCTCGGCGTCCCCCGACCCATCCCCCCGACCAAAGTCACGCCCGAGCACATCAAGCTCCTCCAGTCTCACAGCCCACGCTACGAGCGCCAGTTCCCCGAGATCCTCGACGCCCCGCTGACCCTCCCCGCCCGTCCCGTCATGCTCACGATGCAGACCGACGTCAACCAGGACGGCTGCCGCTACACGATCCGCGCCCTCCTCCCCGATGGCTCCCGCTACGTCCTCGCCTGGGGCAACGCCGGCGGCTTCACCGAGCTCGAGAAGATCGCCGCCCGCGAGTGGACCTTCGACCACGGCCCCGACTGTCCCGCCGAGTTACGCTTCGAGACTTACTCCTGTTACTCCACCGGCGTCGCCACCTGCATCATCGACACCGGCTGGAAGACCAAGTCCAGCCTCGGCGTCTACCAGTTCATCCACGACCAGGGCGGGAAATGGATCGGCGTCAAAGGCGGACGCTTCGCCGCCCTCGGCAAAGAAAAACCCATCGCCGAGGAGACCATGCAGTTCAACTACCCCGGCCGCGGCCAAGTGGACATCCCCGTTATCCTGCAGCACGACTTCATGCTCACCGAGCACCTCTCCCGCTTCGTGCTCAAAGAACGCCGGCCTCCCGGCTACTACCTACCCACCCAGCTCGACGACGACTTCGTCGCCCAGCTCACCGCCCCGCACCTCGCCAAAAAACGCCTCTACGACGGTCGGACAGAAGATGTCTGGACCTTCGACTGCGACCCTCACTTCTACGACGCCGAGAAATACGGCGAAGTCCTATGCTTCGTCTTCGAGCTACCCATCCTCGCCAGGCTCCGCGAAATGCAAAATCAAAGACGAGCCACCAGCCTCGCCGCTTTGACAAAGAGTTAAGGCATCTAAACACTATCCGGCCCCGCATCTCCTCGGAGCCCTGCGGGAGCCGCGATGCGTGCTTTCTCTACCAGCTCGCTCGACATTACCCAAGCCGATGCGCAGCCTGCCAGCACCCATGCGAAGCGGAGATCTTGCCAGTTCCTCACTCGCCTCCGAGTGGCCCGACATCGCCGACGCCTGCGATTCCCTCGCCGACCGTCTCCGCGAAGCCCTCGCCCCCTTCATCCCGCGACCCCAGCAGCCGCCGGCCTTCGCCGCCGTCGATGCCGTCCTCCGCGCCGTCGAATCACGCGACGGCAGCGCCAGCATCAGCCCCGCCCAGCTTGCCTTCGAGACCCGCCGCGCCATCTACCAGGACACCCGCCTCTGCGCCGAAGCCCGCCTCCAAGCCGCCGCCGATGGCATCGCCGCCCAGGACCCATTCTTTGGCCGGCCCTATCAATGGTATGCCGACCAATTCGGCATCACCCGCGCCTGCGTCCAAGCCCGCAGCCGCAAGACCCAGCGCGCCCTCGGCGGCCTGCGCGCGCGCCGCGACAAGTCCGACGCCGCCCGCGCCAAAAGCGCCGCCAGCGCCAGCCGCCCCCGCGCCGAGCGCATCGCCCGCCCACCCGCAAGCCACACCCGCCACGCGCTGACATGGTTCCCCGGAATATGAGCGACCTGCTCACCCTGCCCGACATCCACGGCGACGAGTTCACCGCCCGCCTCGCCGGCCTCTTCGCCGAGTGTCAGCACCGCAGCACCCGCGCCGCCGACCTCGCCCGCGAGACCGAGCAGCGCATCGAAGGCATGCGCCGCCATACCTTCGACGGCCTCGCCGAAATCGGCGAAGCCCTCCTGCGCGTCATGGCCAGCCTCCCGTCCGGCGAGTTCGAGGACTGGTTCGCCGCCCGCACCGCCCGCCTCGGCTTCTGCCTTCGCACGGCCCACCGCTGCAAGTCCGTCGCCCGCCTCGTCCGCGAGCACGAATCCGACCAAGCCTTCGCCATCGCGAGCAACAAAGCCGCGCAGCGCCCCGAACCCATCCTCGCCGCGACCTTCCGCCTCACCAAACCCATCGCCGACCTCACCCCCGGCGAGCGCCACCAATGGCGCGAACGCCTCGCCCCCATCGTCGCCCTCGATCACCAGCTCGCCGCGCTAGATTAAGGCTAAGCCGTTCCCGCTCAACCGAGCCAGGTGACATCGATGTCACCCAGCCCACTTGTCGGCTTTGACATCGCCCCCTCAGCCATGATCCCTGCCGGCTATGCCTCCGCCCTCATCGCGTGGGCGACTCTTCCGTCGCTCAGCGCCGCGACCATCACCGCTCGCAAAGCCACCCTGCTCGCAGAGTTCGAGGCCCTCGTAACCGGCCAGATCACCGGCACTGGCAAGACCTCCCAAGCCATGCTCTCGGCCAGCGCCAACGGGAAATCCTTCAGCTTCGATTCCGCCCTGACCAAAGCCGACAAGCTCGTCGTCCTAGGTCAAGTCCTGCGCGCCCTCGGCCTTACCGACACAGACTCCGCCCAGCCCACCGTGACCTACCCCGACTTCACCGACCTCCGCCGATGATCACTGAAACCGCCGGCTACCATCAAGGCTACGACGCCGCCCAGGACAACACGACGCGCTCGCTGCTGCTCTTCCCGACCAACTCCCGCACCGAGCTCAGCAGCTACACCCGCGCCCGCCTTCAAGAAAAAGCCCGCGCCCTCGAGGCCAACTTTACCCCCATCACGCGCATCCGCGCCAAGTTCGGCCGCGCCGTCGCCGGCCGCGGCATCTTCCCCGTCCCCGTGACCGCCGATGCGGAGTGGAACAAAGCCGCAAAGATCTTCATCGAGCGCTGGGCCTCCAACCCGTTCCTCTACTCCGTCGACGGCAGCCGCGACATGTGGGAAGACCAGCGGCTCGATGCCGAAGAGCTAGGCTGCGGCGACGGCGAAACCTTCTCCGCCTTCGCCGAGCGCGACGGCCTCCTCATGCTCCAGCCGCTCGACCCCTTCGAGATCGGCACCCCCTACTTCTACCGCTCGACCGACTACGACGACGGCGTCCAATCCGACGCTTTCCTTCGACCGACAGGCTACTCCGTCCGCGAGCTGCCCGCCGGATACAGCGCCACCGCGCCCGGCTACCGCACCGTCCCCGCCGAGCAGATGCTCCACCTCTTTCGCCGCCGCCGCGCCAAGCAATTCCGCGGCCTCCCGCCCATCTACTCCGGCCTCAACACCGGAAACGACGCCCTCGACAAGCTCGCGCTCGAAACCGCAACCGAGAAACTGCACAGCCTGCTCGCCGTCACCAAGACCGCCAAGCCAGCCAACAAAGGCCAAGGCCTCAGCAACCAGCTCAACCGCGTCCTCAACGCCGACGGCACCCTCAACCGCATCGAGGAAAAAATGCCCCGTGGCGCCGCTACCGTCGAGCTCGACGAAGGCGAAGCGCTCCAACTCCTCAACAGCACGCGCCCGTCCCAAAACTTTCTCGAAGGCATGCGCTTCGGCTGCATGCTCATCGCCCTCGGCGTCGATCTGCCAGCCTCCGTCGTCATGGGCTTCGTCGGCCTCGGCGGAACCGCCGTCCGCGGCGACCTCGAAGACGCGCAGAATACGTTCGAGCTCCGCCAAGACCAGCTCGTCTGGCGCAAATACCAGCGCATCTACATCCGCCGCATCGCCCGCGCCATGGACCGCGGCGAGCTCCCGCGGTGCCGCGATCCCTACTTCTACGCGACCGACTGGCACGGCCCGGCCAAGATGACCGTCGACTACGGCCGCAGCGCCACCGCCAACATCGACCTCATGAAAGCCGGCATGATGAGCGTGCCCCGCTACATGGAGGAGCGTGGGATCAACTGGCAGAACGAACAAGACGCGCAGATCCTCTGGCTAAAGCGCGCCCAGGACGAGTGCGCCAAAGCCGGCGTCGAGTTCAGCCGCTTCATGGAAGCCACGCCCGGCGCCGTCCCCGCCGTGGCGCCCGCCGCCGCGGCCGATCCCGCTGAGCCTGCCGACCCTCCGGAGGATTGACATTCCCCGGCGGAGCCATGATGCAACCGCCGGATTACATAACCAAAGCCGCCAGCCGAGGACTGGAACTGCTCGCGGACGGCTTCGGCGGCGACGGCCTCACTGAGAAGACGATCAGCGCCGCCCGCGCCATGGCCGCCGGCGAGATCAGCGACGAAAAAATCGTCTCAGCAAACGCCTGGGCCGCGCGTCACGCCGTGGACTTAGAGGCCAGCAAAAACCGCGACTCCACCGACCCCGAGTGGCCCGGTGCCGGTGCCGTGGCCCATTTTCTCTGGGGCATTGATCCGCTCGACCCTGCGCCCGCCCGAGCGTGGTTGGCGTCCCACGCAGACATGATCCAGAACCCGAAAACCATGACCGACCTCTTCATCTACGGCGACATCGGCCAGCCATCCGCCGACAAACCCCGCATCTCCGCCGCCGCGTTCCTCGCGCAGCTCAACACCATCGCACCAGGCGAGCGCATCAACGTCCGCATCCACTCCAACGGTGGGAGCGTCAGCGAAGCCGCCGCCATCTACAACGCCATCGCCGCGCACCCTGGCGGAGCCGATACCCAGATCGACGGCATCGCCGCCAGCGCCGCGGCCTACATCGCCATGGCTGGCCAAAAGATCCGCATGGCCGGGAACGCGATGCTCATGATTCACAACGTCTCCGCGATCGCCGAAGGGAACGCCGAGGAGATGCGCCGGATGGCCATCGTCGTCGATCAGTTCTCCGCGACCATCGTCCCAGCATTCGCCGCGCGCAGTGGCATGACCAAGGAGCAGATCGTCAAGATGATGAGCACCGACACCTACTTCACCGCCACCCAGGCCAAAGCCCTCGGCTTTATCGATGAGATCACCGGCGACCTCAACCTAGCCGCCAGCCTTACCCTCCCCGTCCATGGCTCCGTTGACAAAGCCCCAAGAGCTATGAGCGAACCGTTGACCATCTCCGCCGAAGACAAATCCTTCATCACCAACCTCCGGGAATTCTTCACCGGCAAACACGCAGCGCCCGATCCGATGGCCGCATTGCAAAGCGAACTTTCCAACGTCCGCAGCGAAGTGACCGCCACCAAGAACGCGCTGCTCGAAGTGACCAACTCCCGCGACGCCGCGCTCGCCGAGCTCGCCGAGATCCGCAACAAGATCGAAACTCCCGAAGCGACCGAAGCCAAAGTCTCCGCCCTCGTCAACGCCCGCCTCGCCGCCGCCGGCATCAATCCCATCCAGCGCGACCCCAACGCCGCGCCGACCAGTGGCCGCGAGATCAGCGCGCAACTCGCCGCAATCACCGATCCCGGTCAACGCAGCATCTTCGTCAAAGCGCATCGCGCCGAAATCTATGCCGCGGCCAACGCCGAGAAGATCAACTGACCTTGACATCCTAACCACTCAACCAACTCCACACACCTAACGACCTATGGCCGCCTACACCAACCTCGACAACGAAATTTTCGCCACAGCTTCCCTCGAAGCGTTCACGAAAGTCCTCGCGCCGTTCGCCCGCTTCTCGAAAAACTTCTCCGCCGCGCCCAGCGAGAAAGGCGCCAACATCCTTGTCCCCTTGGTCGCCGCGCTGACCGCCACGAGCTTCGGCGGAAGCTATGTGACAACGATGGGCAGCAAAACCGTCGTCACCGTCGCGCTCACCGGCCACAAGGTGATCATCGTCGGCCAGACCGACCTCGAAGCGGCCAACAGTTCCGCCGCCTCCCT